TTAGCAAGAGGAATTGAGATAGTAACAGATGAGCCTTTTGATAGCTTTGAGGATGAAAATGGTAACTCGTATGGTAATAATTCGACAGAGGTTTGCGATGCTTTAAATGCAATCTTTTCATCAAGTGGTACACCAACAACAAACATTCCTAATATTACAAGTACGTTAGCTATTTCATTGGTAGAGGGTGAAACATTGAACTATGAGTTAACTGCTGATTATGGAGTAGGCTATGAATGGGATTTGTCAAATGTAAGTGGTGTTACAACAGTAGAGGGTAATGTTAGAAAGTTGGTAGGTGGCTCATCTTTAGCAACTGGAACTTATAACATACCAGTAAAAGCAATAAATTATAATGGTGAGGATAGCGAAACAATAGTATTAACAGTTTCAACACCTCCTTTTTCAAATACAAAAAGTGTACAATTTGACAATCAAGATTATGCTGGTGCAAATGCTGCTTTATTGGATAGCACTTTGGGAAGAAGTGGAAATGGTAGTGGTAGTGGTGATGCTTGGACAATTTCTTTTTGGGTTAAGCCTACAAACTCATCAAGTGGTAGAGTTGTTTTTTATTATGGTTCAAATGATACTACAAATGGTGGTATTATAGAGATAAGGCTAACCAGTTCAAATAAATTGAGGTTACAATACGGAAGTAACAACAATTACATAAGATTACAATCTCCAAATGCCTTAACGTCTAATGTTTGGCAGCACGTTATTTATACTTATAATGGTGGCACAACAGGTGCATCAAGTGGAGATATAAATAATTATTACAACAGATTTAATTTGTTTATTGATGGAGTAAGTCAAACAACAAACAACAGTAATTCTAATTACGGATGGAGTGGTGCAATAAGTGGGCAAAATTTAAGAATAGGGAAATTAGTAAGTGGAAATACATTAAATGGTGAGAAAATAGATGAGTTTGCTATATGGGATTCAGACCAAAATGCAAACGTATCTGATATTTATAATAGTGGAGTGCCATTTGATTTCTCAACATTAACAACAGAGCCTAAACATTGGTGGAGAATGGGAGATGGTGATACATACCCATACTTACAAGATAACGGAACAGAGGCAAACTGCGTGTTTCAAATGTATAATATGACAAGTGCTAACATAGTAAACGACGTACCATAATGAGCAAACAATCAACATATTGCAAGTGTTTAAACAAGTACACAGTTAAAGAATGTGATAAGAAAGATTGCAAAGCACCTTACTACTGGAAACACAATATAGGTAAGACCAGAAAAAAAAGTTAAAACGAAAATGCAAAATTTAATAAATAAATAATTATATAAGTATGAATGCAAAAGACCAATTAAATAAAGTTAAAGCATTGCTTGGTTTACAAGTTAAACTTGAGCAAATGAAATTAGACAACGGAGCAGTCTTTGAGGCTGAGGTGTTTGAAGCTGGGCAAGAAGTTTTTGTTATCGCAGATGATGAAAAAGTTGCAGTACCAGTTGGTGAATACACTACCGAAGATGGCCAAATGATTGTTGTAGCTGAGGAGGGTGTTATCGCTGAAGTAAAAGAGGCATCATCAGAAGAAGAGCAACCAGAGCCAAAAGCTGAAGAAGTTGTAGAAGAAGAGGAAATGTCAGAAGAAAAGGCATCACCTAAAAAAATTGTTAAATCAATTTCAGAAGAGCAGTTTTTTTCAGAGATAGAAAAGTTAAGAGAAGAAATCTCAAACTTAAAACTTTCATTACAACCTAAAGAGGAAGTAAAAGAAGTTGAAAAAGAGGTTGAGTTATCATCTCAAGAAGAGGTTGAGGGTATTATCCACAACCCAGAAGTAAAAGCAGAAAAAAGAGAGTTACACCTTTACTCTCAAAAAAGAAAGGTGTCAACTTTAGATAGAATATTTAACACATTAAACAAGTAAAAAAATGGCAACAACACTAACAATTGATAACTCAAGTTATGCTGGAGAATTTGCTGGTAAATATATATCAGCAGCGTTATTTAGTGGTAACACAATCGCAAATGGCTTAATTGAGGTTAAACCAAACATTAAGTACAAAGAGGTATTAAAAAGATTAGATTTAGGAGCATTAACACAAGACAACGATTGTGATTTTACTGATAACTCAACAGTTACTTTAACTGAAAGAATTATAGAGCCTAAAGCATTAAAAGTAAATTTAGAACTTTGTAAAGAGCCATTTAGGTCTGATTGGGAGGCTGAGTCAATGGGTTTTTCTGCTCACGATAATTTACCAAAAAACTTTACAGATTATTTCATTGGTTTAATTTCTGCAAAGATTGCTCAAAAGACTGAGGAGGATATTTGGAGTGGAACAGAGGCAAATGGTTCTTTTGATGGTTTCTCTACTTTATTAGCAGCAGATACTGATTTACCAGCAGCTCAAAAAATAACAGGGACAACTATTGATGCATCAAATGTAGTTGACGAATTAGGAAAAGTTGTTGATGCTTTGCCAAAGTCAATTTATGGGGCAGATGATTTATTTTTGTATGTTTCTCAAAACATTTGGAGAGCCTACAAACGTTCTTTAGGTGGATTTGGTACTCAAGGTTTAGGAGCAAATGGTGTTAACGCACAAGGTAACAACCAAGACTTAACAATTCAATATTTTGATGGTGTTAAGATTGTATGCGCTAATGGTTTAGCAAATGATGTAATGATTGCATCAACTAAATCTAACTTATTCTTTGGTACTGGTTTATTATCTGACCACAACGAAGTAAAAGTATTAGACATGGCTGACACATTAGGTGATGAAAATGTACGTTTCATTATGAAATATACTGCTGCGGTTCAATACTCAATTGTTGAGGACATTGTAACTTACGGAATATAAATAGTTATTAATCATAATATAAAAAAGGTAGGTGGCTAAAGTCTATCTACCTTTTTTTATTTTAAAAAATATATAGAAATGGCGTGTTTATTAACAACAGGGAGAAAGCTACCTTGCAAAAAAAGTGTAGGAGGGTTAAAGAATATTTACTTTATGGATTATGATCCATCTCTTTTTACGTATGATGCTGTAAATGGTGTTATCAATGATATTGATGCTTCAGTAGCATATCAATACGAGATAAAAGGTAATAGTTCTTTAGAGACAACTATAAACAGTAGTAGAGAAACAGGCACAACTTTTTATCAAAGTGCTTTAAATCTTACTTTAACGTATTTAGATAGTGCAACACAACAAGAGATACAGATACTTGCAGCAGCAAGACCACATATTATAATTGAGGATTACAATGGAAACTTTATTTTAGTGGGTTACGAAAATGGATGCGATGTAAATGGTGGTACAATTGTAACAGGTGCTGGAATGGGTGAAATGAGTGGTTTTACATTAACCTTTGAAGCAATGGAGACTGTTGCACCTATTTTTGTAGATGATCCAGCTTTAGTAACTGATATTGTATCTGCAACAAATATAGATCCAACGGCATAAGATTGTTTTTGTTTTTTAATTTTGATTTTAGGGTAGCTTTTAAAAAGGCTACCTTTTTTTTTACACAAAAAATAAAATAGGGTGTTTTTTTCATTATATAGGTATGAAGTATTTAACACCTACATCAGATAACCAAACATTGCAAGTTATACCACGAGTTTACACAACTGGAGTATCTATTTCGTTAAGAGATGATACAAGTGATGAGGTTGTATTTTTGTACCCAGATGCAGACGTAAATGGTAATTATTTAGACTTAACAACATCTTTTTCTTTGGTAGAGGGTAGGTATTATGATTTAAAAGTTTACTCAATTGATTATGCAGTTAGGGTGTTAGATAATAATGGTACTGTTGAAAGTATTGGGTGTTTAGGTAGTGATGAAGAGAAATCAATTATTTATAGAGATAAGATTTTTTGCACATCACAAGCAATTAACCAATTAAATAACCAATATTACTCTGTTAATGGTACTGACAATCAATTTATAGAACTATGAGCAAACGCATAAACAATTTTAGAGGCAACAATCAAAAGACTAAAAAAAAGTCTGCTATAAGCGTTGTTAGCTTATCAAGTTACACAACACCAGAGATTATTGAAACAAATAATAAAGAGTGGGTTGAGTTTGGTGCTGATAATAACTTTTTTCAATATTTAATTGATAGATTTAATGGCTCAACCACAAATGGAGCAGTTATAAATGGTATAGCACAACTTGTTTACGGTAGAGGCTTAGATGCTACCAATAGTGCAAAAAAGCCAGAGCAATATGCTAAAATGATATCATTATTTAAAAAGGATGATGTTAGAAAGTTAGCTTATGATTTAAAGTTATTTGGTCAATGTTCTATGCAAGTTATTTATTCTAAAAATAAAAGAACAATTGAGAAAGTAGAACATTTTCCTGTTGAAACATTAAGAGCAGAGAAATGTAGTGCTGATGATAAGAAAATACAAGCATATTATTACCATCCTAATTGGCAAGATATAAAGCCAAGCGATAAACCCACAAGAATAGACGCTTTTGGTGTTAAAAAGACACCAGCTAATGTAGAGATACTTTATATTAAGCCTTATACTGCTGGTATGTACTATTATAGCACACCAGACTATCAAGGTGGTTTGCAATATGCTGAACTTGAAGAAGAGATATCAAACTATCATTTAAATAATATTATGAATGGTTTAGCACCATCAATGTTGATTAATTTCAATAATGGAGTGCCAGACCAACAAAAAAGGGAAGAATTAGAAAGAAGTATTTACAAAAAGTTTAGTGGCTCATCAAATGCTGGTAAATTTATACTTGCTTTTAATGATGATAAAGATAGCCAAGCAGATATTAACCCTGTTCAACTATCAGATGCACATAATCAGTATCAATTCCTATCAGATGAGAGCCAAAGTAAGATTATGGTAGCGCATAGGGTTGTTTCTCCTATGTTATTGGGAATAAAAGATAATACTGGCTTTGGAAATAATGCAGAAGAGTTAAAAAATGGCTCAATAATGATGCAAAATTTAGTTGCAGCACCATTCCAAGACTTGCTAATTGATGCTTTTGACCAAATATTAGCCTATAATGGCATCAGTTTAAACCTATATTTTAAGACATTACAACCATTACAATTTATTGACTTGGAAAATGTGCAAGACCAAGAGACAAGAGAAGAGGAAACAGGTATAAAAATGGCTAAAATGCTTGATAGAATTGATGAATTTGGCGAAGAAGAGGACTTAGAAAACTGGGAATTGATAGATGAAAGAAAGGTTGACTATGAAAAAGAGGATGAATTAAACGCAGAATTAGAGAAATTAAACAACCCAAGCCTATTATCTAAGGTTTACAACTTTTTAAGCACAGGAACAGCAAGACCAAACGCAAAAAGTAGCCAAGATGGTGATGCAAAAGGATATCAATACAAAGTAAGGTATCAATATGCACCTTTAACATTTAGCGAAAATAGCAGAGAGTTCTGTAAAAAGATGGTTAAGGCAAAAAAGATATATCGAAAAGAAGATATTGACATGATGAGCAAGTTGCTTGTTAATCCAGGTTGGGGGCCAGAGGGAGCAGACACCTATGATATCTGGCTTTATAAAGGTGGAGGTGATTGCCATCATTATTGGATGCGAAAAACGTATAGAGCAAAAGGTATTAAACCAGATGCAAAAAACCCTAATGCTGAGGTGAGTGTAAACAAAGCAAAAAAAGAGGGGTTTAAGCCTATTGTAAATGATAAAAAAGTGGCAAAGAGACCAACTGATATGCCTTACAACGGATTTTTACCAACGAATAAAAGATTTAACTAATGGCTAAACTATTTATTACAAGAGAGCAACTTGTTAAAAATACAATCATTGATGGTAACGTTGATACTGATAAGTTTTTGCAATTTATAAAGATTGCTCAAGAAATTCATATCCAAAACTATTTAGGTACACAACTTTATCTAAAGATTTCTAATGATGTTGACAATAATACATTAACAGGGGATTAT